GTCAAGTTAGCGTAGCTACTGGTGATACCGATGAGGTTAATGTACAGAAACATAAGAACACTACCAGTCCTAACCTCATTCATTCATTAGATGCTAGCCTCCTTCACCTCTCTATCTTACGCTTCGATGCACCCTTGGCTGTCATACACGACTCGGTTCTATGTCGTGCTACGGACATGGGTGTACTTGGTTATCTTCTACGAGAGACATACATGTATCTCTTCGCCGAGAATGATTACCTAACTGACTGGGCTACCCAAATAGGAGCACAGTCTGAACCACCGATCATTGATACACTGCATGCAGAGTCAGTGATTGAATCCACTTATTTCTTTTGTTAATGGCACGTACCATCCTGAAAACTGCTGAGCCTGTCATCCTTGATGGGTATCAAGCAGTACTTAAGCCAAGCAAGTTTGGCTACTCACTATCTGCTCTAGTTGATGGTGTCTTGATTGAGAAGCTGGAAGCTGATCGAGTCGACACCCTTAAGTGGGCAGAGTCTAAGCTCAAGAACCCTAAGCGTTCTACCCTCAAGCCTGAGCCTTGGGAGGAGGTAGCACCTGATACGTTCAAGGTTAAGTTCTCTTGGAATGAAGAAACTAAACCACCTGTTGTAGATACTGAAGGTACTCACATCACTGATGAGAACCTACCTATCTATGGTGGAGCTAAGGTTAAGCTTGCCTTCTATCAAAAGCCCTACATCCTACGTGATGGTGTCACCTATGGTACTAGCCTCAAGCTAGTAGGTGTACAGCTTGTGTCTATCAACAGTGAAGCTGGTGTAGATACAGGTGACATGAATGCTGAGGATGTTGCCGCATTGTTTGGCACTACCACTGGATTCAAAACTAGTGATCCTAACGTGACACCAGCTGAATCTAATGTAGAGGATGAAGAGTTCTAATGAAGTACCGCTCCAAGCTTGAGGAACGGATAGCAGATCTATTCAATGAGCTTGGAGTTTCTTTTGAATATGAATCTACGAAAGTTCCATATCAAATTAGTTACAATTATTCGCCTGACTTTGTACTTCCTTGTGGTCGTATGTTGGAAGCCAAGGGATACTGGGACGCAGCGGATAGACGCAAGCTCTTAGCTGTTAAGCAATGCAACCCTGACCTTGACATACGTATGATCTTTCAAACACCGTACAATAAGATCAGCAAACAATCTAAAACTACCTATGCACAATGGTGCGACAAACACAACATACCTTGGGCTACCTTCCAAGAGATCCCGATCGATTGGTTAGTGAGTTCATAAGGCATGAGTCATGCCCGGACTGCGGGTCAAGTGATGCCTTGTCTATCTATACAGATGGACACACCTATTGTTTCTCTTGTCACATGTACACCCCATCAAATGATGAGTGTGGTCCCCCGACCACAAAAGGGAAGGTTACCCTCCAAGGGGAAGCGCGGGCTTTGCCTAAGCGTGGACTCTCAGAAAAGACCTGCCAGAAGTATAAGATCTACAGGGATGGAGAATTCTTACGACACTATTATTACAGCAAGACTGGTTCGTTACTTGGCTGCAAGGTCAAGTCTAAGGATAAATCATTCTGGTACGAAGGAGACTCAGATGGATCTTTTTACGCGCAGCATCTATTTCCTACTACAGGAAAACGAATTGTTATCACAGAAGGAGAGCTCGACGCAGCCTCTTGCTTTGAGTGCATGCCGGGATGGCCGATGGTTTCATTACCTTCCGGGGCAGCGTCTGCTAAGAAAGCTGTTAAAGCCAATCTTGAACTCCTCCAAGGATACGATGACATAGTATTGTTCTTCGATAGCGATGAGCCGGGCGTTAAGGCTGCTGAAGAATGCGCTGGTGTATTACCACCTGGAAAGGTGCGCATCGCCCGTCTAGCGGCTTACAAGGACGCCTCAGAGGCATTACAGAACAATGATGTACAAGCAGTAACTCGTGCTATCTATGACGCCAAACCGTACAGACCAGACGGAATCATTGAGGGTAGGAATCTACTCGAACTGGTCACCACACCACTACCACCTAACGACTATGAATACGGATTCAGCGGACTCGACAACTTACTACACGGTATTAGATACGGAGAGCTTGTCACGATCACTGCAGGAAGTGGTATTGGAAAATCCAGCTTCTGCCGGCAGCTTGCATGTACACTACTACAAAAAGAAGGACGGGTCGGTTACCTGGCTCTTGAAGAATCAAACCGGCGCACTGCTCTCGGTCTAATGTCTGCTGCAGTGGGTAAGCCATTGCATATTGGTGAACATGACCGTGCTGATTTAACTAAGATTTATGATGCTACTCTCGCTACTTGGGATCTCTATCTCTTTGACGGTTTCGGTTCTTTCGATCCTGATATCATTTACAATCGTATTGAGTACATGGCAACAGGTCTCGATACACGGATTATCTTTCTGGATCACCTTAGCATCCTCCTCAGTGGACTCGATGGTGATGAAAGGAGAATGATCGATACTACTATGACTAGACTTAGGTCATTAGTAGAACGTACAGGCATAGCCCTGTTTCTAGTCTCACACCTAAGGAGAAATCATAGTGACCAAGGACATGAAGAGGGAGCAAGAGTATCACTTGGACAATTGCGTGGAAGCGCGGCAATTGCTCAGCTCTCTGACGCCTGCATTGCTCTCGAAAGGGATCAACAGAGTGGAAATGAACACTCTGATACAACAGTGCGAGTCCTTAAGAATCGCTATTCTGGGGAAACTGGTATAGCATGCAAACTAAAGTACAACCTTGAAACCTGTCGCTTTACTGAAGATGAAACTCAATCCCACGACTTCGACCCAACAACCGATTTCTAGTTTCGGACGTATGTACATCTTGAATAAGCCTAACCCACCCACAGCTGAAGCAGTAAAGAGAGCTAAGTTTGTGGATAAAACCTATTGCTGGAACCACCGATGAATTTAGATGATGCCTTACAACTCTTCTTACGTAGAGTTGAGGTGATTGTCTCCATGGAAATGGGGGACAAGATCCCCACCAAGGAGGCATACAAAGAGATAAAGGATGAAGTACGTAAACTTAAGAAACTTAAAAAACAAATCCACCATGAAGAAGTTATTGCTGCTGCCGCTCTTGCTAGCACTAATATCGTGCAGCTCGACTGGGACGAAAAATTCTTATAGTCCTGAGTCCCTTGAGTGGTATGACAAGGTCATCGATGAACCTTACAACCCAACTCAAGGAACCAAGTACTAATGCTTATCTTTGATTTAGAGACCGACGGACTGCTTCATGCTGTTTCCCAGATCCACTGTATGGTCGTCTATAACACAGATGATGACACGACAACTATCTACAATGACAATGGTACTGCTGAACCTATCACAAGAGGTATCACATACCTTGAGGAATCTGATAAGATAGTTGGACACAATATCATAGGGTATGATCTACCAGTCATCAAGAAACTCTACTCATTCTTTGAGCCTAAGGGTGATGTAGTTGATACCCTACTTCTTTCTCGATTATACCATCCCAACATGATTGAGGTAGACAAGAAACGTAACTGGCAACACATGCCACTGAAACTGTATGGTCGTCACTCCCTTGAGTCATACGGTTACAGACTAGGTGAATTCAAGGGAGAGTTCGGAAAGACTACCGACTGGAAAGAATGGTCTGAAGAAATGCAAAACTATTGCATACAAGATGTTATTGTCACCCGCAAACTATGCGAACATTTCCGTCCTTACCTTCTTGGGTCGCGCTAGAACATCAAGTTGCAAACATACTCACTCGACAGGAGCTCCATGGATGGCAATTTGATGAAGAAGCTGCACGGGAACTTGAATGTTCTCTCAGACAAGAGCTTCGGGATCTTACTCAAGTACTTCAAAGAAGGTACCCTTACGTCCCAGGAACAGAATTCACTCCAAAACGAAATAACAAACGCCAAGGATACGTGGAAGGTGCCACGTTCACGAGACTCAAAGACTTTAATCCCTCCTCACGAGAACACGTAGCATGGATCTTGACCACTTTCGATGGCTGGAAAGCCGAGGCTACGACATCCACTGGGAAACCAATGGTGGACGAGACGGTACTGAAGAACCATGGTACTGGCTTAGCCCTAGACTTCCTACGTATTCTGGAACTAACGAAGATACTGGGGATGATGAGCGAAGGCGTGAACGCATGGCTGAAGCTATGTACGAATGCTAAGAGGCTACATCACAGCTGTTCAGTAGGCTGTGCTACCTTCAGATGTAGCCACCGTAATCCCAATCTGGCGCAAGTACCCAGTGACTTAACTTATCGACGATTATTTACAGCAACTCCGGGTCAGGTTATGGTCGGCGCTGATCTTAGTGGCATTGAGCTCCGCATGCTTAGTCACTATCTCTCCCGCTACGATACCTACTTCGGAGATAACCTCCTCAATGGAGACATCCACCAGCTCAATGCAGATAAGATCGGCATTACTAGGAAGCTGGTTAAAACAGTAACATACGCATTCCTGTACGGAGCAGGTAACGAGAAGATTGGCTATTCTTACGACAAGCAACTTACCCCTGCCAGAGCGAAAGCTAAAGGGAGGGAAATTAAGGAAGCGTTTATTGAAGCTATTCCAGGACTCAGTGATCTACTTAGTTCAGTTAAATCTGCTGCTGATCGAGGCTTTGTTAAGGCTATCGATGGTAGAAAAGTACTCGTTGATTCTCCACACAAAGCGCTCAACTATCTACTACAGGGATCGGCAGGTGTCATAGCTAAGCGATGGATGGTCATCGCTAATGATAACCCTTTCTGCTGTTCACAACTAGCTTTCATTCATGACGAACTCCAATACGAGTGCCACCCCGACCACGCAGATGACCTTAAGTTCATGCTTGAGTTCTCCGCTGTACGAGCCGGAGAGTACTACGATCTCCGAATCCCCATTGCTGCCGAGGGAAAAATCGGAGCAAACTGGGCAGACGTGCACTAGCTACTGCTTCCACTGTAAGCAAGACTTACCTAAGTCTGAGTTCAATGTCAATACCACTAGATCATGTGGTGTGCAACGTGAATGTAAGACGTGTCAGAAATTATACCGTCAGAAGCGTAGTGAAGCCGGTCCTATCCCGGAAGGACAGGTATGTCAGTGTTGCCAAGTAGCACCAGCTACAGTATGGGATCACAACCACGACACCTACGATCATCGAGGTTGGTTATGCCAGCCTTGTAATAAGATGCTAGGATTTTCCCTAGATAATATCACCCGGCTAAGCCAGGGAATTAAGTACCTTGAAACTACTAATTGACGCAGACTATATCGTTTACAAAGCATGCGCAGCAGCTGAAGATGAGATTGACTGGGGTGACGATGTCATCATGGTTGTCTCACGTTTCAGTGAGGCTATGAAGTATGTAGAGAACGATCTTACTAAGATTAAGGATGCTATCCCCTTCTATGAGGGTATTATCCTTTTCTTTAGTAGCCCTGATAATTTCAGGAAAAAAATTAGCCCCAGTTACAAAGGGCATCGAAACAGAAAAAAGCCCTGTGGATACAAACGTGTCATCAGGGAACTGACCGAAAACTACGAGGTCATTGTCATGGATACCTTAGAAGCAGATGATGCGATGGGAATCTATGCCACATGGCATCCAGGTAATGTTATCTGCTCCCCTGACAAGGACATGAAACAGATACCAGGTCAGCTCTATAACATGGATGAGATGATGAGTGTGACTCCCGAAGAGGGAGAACAGATGCACTACCTCCAAACGCTAAGCGGAGATCAGACCGACGGCTACTCTGGAGTGCCAGGAATGGGAATGAAGAGAGCAGCTAGTTGGTTTGAGAAGTATGGATATAATTGGGACGCAGTTGTTAGGGCATTTATCGAGAAGGATCTCGAAGAACGTGATGCACTGATGAATGCACGACTTGCAAAGATCCTTACTGTAAATGATTATGACTTCAACGCCGGACAACCCATCCTTTGGTCCCCTACCTCCTCCTCCAGTATTGGAGCTCACTTTAGAGCAGGAGTTTAACCTCAAACAAATCGAAGAAAACATTAATCATCCTAGTGTAAGGGTAGATGATCTTAGGACTCTCTTCCTTGCACTAACTAAGCAGAACTACTGCTTAACTAACTCCATCCGAAACCTACTTAAATCATGGCCACTAGCCCAGAATACTACCGACGTGGGAATGTTGAAGTATGGGATTTCATTAGAGACCAAGGACTAAACTACCACCTCGGCAACGCAATTAAATACATTTGTAGAGCAGGTCATAAAAATGAAGCGACTGTCAACAGTGACTTGCGTAAGGCTATCCACTATCTCACCAATGAATTAGAATATGTCACTCTTAAGCAACAGTGCAATCGAGTTCCGCCGAGCGTACAATATACAGAACGAGCTCAGTTCCCGCACGATGCAGAAGAATTTGATCGTTGAGGAATTTAAAGAGTTCATCGAGGCAGACTATGAAATAAAAGAGATGCTGCCTCATACGAGGGAAGCTTGTTTGAAAGAACTAGCTGATCTAGTTTATGTCTGTGCTCAGTATGCAGAAAACATGGACTGGGATCTGGAGCAGGCTATCCGTCGTGTCCACACCTCCAACATGTCTAAGCTTGGAGCTGATGGCAAACCTATCTACCGTGAAGACGGTAAGGTTCTCAAGGGACCTAACTATCAACCACCTAACCTGACTGATTTAGTATAATGTCTGAACTAATCTCTCGCACTGGACGAGTGCAAAGCTGGATGGATAATCCAGACCACCGACTACCTGTATCTTGCACCGTCTTTGTTGTGGAAGATAGTATGGAGGGACCCAATGGGATTGAAGCATCATGGAAGTTTGTATCACATGCACTACGCCATGGTGCAGGTGTCGCTGTACACCTGTCCAACTTGCGACCCAAAGGAACTGAAACAATCAAGGGAACAGATAAGCTCGTAGCTTCTGGACCTGTATCGTTTGGCAAGATCTATTCTATGCTGAACGAAGTACTACGTAGAGGTGGCACGTATCGTAACGGTGCGTGCGTACTTCACATCGACCTAGATCACCCTGACTCTCTTGAATTTATCAATGCACCCCGACATGAGTTACCATGGGTCAAACGTTGCATTAATATCACTCCCCAATCCTGGGCAGAGTTTCCCCATAAGGAAGAGCTCCTCCAAGGGATTCGGAAGGGTGACATCTGGCTCAACAAAATAAAGTATGACAATGATGGAAAACGAATCCGTGGGAACGTCTGCCTTGAGGTATATCTGCCCTCACGCGGGACATGTCTCCTTCAACATGTCAATCTCGGTGCCTGCAGGCATGGGGACATCGAGCGTGCTTTCGTTAACGGTATGTCCGAACTGTGCGCACTCCATCCAACAACAGGTGTCGGAGAAAGTGGAGAATATCTTTGCCCATCTACCGATAAACAGGTGGGACTCGGAGTCCTTGGACTTGCCAACCTCTTACGGAGGTACGGAGTAAGGTACGATGAGTTCGGTCTTGCTCTCAAGGATGTCAATGAGGATCGCGTTGGGTTTGATGAAGCTCACACGCTGGCTAATGATGTCCGTAATGGTATTGAGTCGGCAGCTGCGATCGCCAAGAGTCATGGCATGGTTCGTGCCTTTGCTATTGCTCCTACTGCTAGCTGCTCTTACCGCAGCAAGGATCTCGATGGATACACATGTTGTCCAGAGATCGCACCACCCATTGCCCGATCAGTAGACCGGGACAGCGACACATTTGGTGTCGTAACTTATGAATATGGCGACGTTGAAATCGCCAGTGAAGTTGGTTGGGATGCTTACAAACAAGTAGCAGACCAGCTAATGATCATGCTTGATAAAACTGGACTTCTTCACGGCTACAGCTTCAACTCATGGAGTGACGTTGTAACCTATGACAATGCGTTCATTGAGGAGTGGCTAGGATCGCCCCAGACAAGCTTGTACTACAGTCTCCAGGTAATGGGTGACGTGCAGGACAAGAGCGATGCCTACGCTGCTCTACGTGACACTGACGTTGACTCATTCCTGGCAGAACTGTTCGATAAAGAACCTGAATGTGACTGCCAAGAATGACACTCTACAACAAATTAATTGAACGTAAGCGGAAGTGGACACCAGTACAGATGACAGCTGGTAAATTGAAAGAGGGTGCGGAGGAGTCTATCTTCCGTGCTCTTGCTCTCCGTCAGCTTGAGCTACCAGTCGGAGAGTTTATTGCTGATGCCTTGAACAATGAGGTACCAGCGGCAGCTCGTAAACTACTCACCATGAATGTAACCGATGAAGAAAACCACGACATCGCCCTCTCTTATGCAGCGGCTGCACATGGAACAGATCCAAAATCAGAAGAAGAGGCAACAAAACTTAGAGAAGCTTGGGAAAGCCATCCAGACCACACCGTATGCAAAGCAATGGTACTTGAGAGAGCTGTATTCTTCGTGCTCCTCCCATTTTTCCGCTTCTGCGGTGACGCAGGCTTGCGAAGTCTGAGTGCTGACATCTCAAGGGATGAGCAGATCCATGTTGCAGCAAACTCTCTGGTATGCAGTGAGCTCGGTGTTACTTACTCTCCTAGTCTCGATAAACTTCGGAAAGCTACAGTGGCTTGGGTCATGGAACCACTGGAGGGAAGTCAAACCGATAGATTTCTACAGAAAAAATTCTGGCTGGATAGCTCTGATCGTCTGATGTATGAGGGCAAAGCCCCACAGCTTTCCGTCACCAAGAGTGCAAGGATGCCAGCCTTCTTTGAGCATAACAATGTCAACCTCCCGCAATATGCATGAGGTCTCTACCTTAGAAGTCTTTGGTATGCAAGCTCACTCTATTATTGAGGAGCTAAACGAGATCTTTCCACCCGTAAACCCCACTCCATCTGAGAGTACTGCTGCCATTATGTATAAGGCAGGGCAACGATCAGTAGTGGAGTGGTTACACAACCGTATGGAACAGTAATGTCTAAGAGACAAGAACGAATTAACATACATGCTCAGCTAGTCAATGCTGGGTATGACGGTGGTACAGCTAATCGGATTGCTAACAACCCTAACATTCATAATGCGCATAAGCAGTTCCGCAATGCGATGAAGAATCCTCCGGGTAAGTCAGCACCTGCAGCTGCACCTGCACCACCTCCGGCTCCCAAGCCGCTGATGGATAGTACTCCACGTAAGGTCACTGATGATTCCGATGGGAGTAACCTAAAGATTAAGAAGAAGTCTCGTAAGCGTAGGCAGGAACTCTCTAAGGGTACCGGTCAATTGCGTATCAATCCTAGCAGTACTGCTAATACTAACACCGCTGGAATGGCAGCGCAGAGTGGAGGCATTAACATCTGATGGGATTAGCACGAGAAAGATACGAAGCATTACGTGGTGTCAGGTCACAGTTCCTAGACGTAGCACGTGTAGCTTCTCGTCTCACTCTGCCTTACCTAATCAAATACGATAGTGATTACACTGAGACACACAAGCGTCTCATCACACCATGGCAATCAGTTGGTGCTAAATGTGTCACTGCATTGTCAGCTAAGTTAATGCTTAGTGTCCTCCCTCCCCAGACCACGTTCTTTAAACTACAAGTACGTGATGATAAGCTGGGTGAGGAGATGGATCCTACTATCCGTAGTGAACTTGACCTATCCTTTTCTAAGATAGAGAGGATGATCATGGACTACGTCAATGCTCAGAATGATAGGGTGGTTATCCATGCTGCATTCAAGCATCTGATTGTCGGTGGTAATGCCTTACTCTACATGGGTAAGGATGGGATGAAGAACTATCCATTGAATAGGTTTGTTATAAACAGAGATGGAGATGGTAACGTCATCGAGATTGTTACTAAAGAACTGATCGCGCGCAGAGTATTGGCTCCCGATCTACCTGATGATTTCTTTAAAGATAAAATCAATCCTGTGTCTGGTGACACAGCAGGTGTACTAAACAATACTAATGATGAGGGCGTCGAGGTGTACACTTACGTACGCATGAACAAGCAACGCACGCAGTGGATCTGGCATCAAGAGGTCTTCGATATGATCCTGCCTGGTTCCCGATCAACTGCACCTAAGGATGCTAGTCCATGGATTCCCCTCAGATATAACGTGGTAGATGGTGAGGACTATGGTCGTGGAAGAGTAGAGGAGTTCCTCGGAGACTTCCAAGCACTTGAGTCCCTAACCCAAGCCATCACTGAAGGCAGCGCAGCTGCAGCTAAGGTGGTGTTCCTTGTGTCCCCATCATCCACGACGAAACCACAGACCATTGCTAACGCAGGCAATGGTGCCATCGTACAGGGTAGACCTGACGATGTGGCAGTCATCCAAGTAGGTAAGACTGCAGACTTTAAGACAGCCTATGAAATGATAGGTGGTCTGACCCAGCGATTACAAGAGGCATTCATGATCTTGAATGTCCGACAGTCAGAACGTACCACTGCTGAAGAGGTACGCATGACACAGATGGAACTAGAGCAACAGCTTGGAGGACTCTTCTCCTTGATGACTACTGAGTTCCTGGTACCTTACCTGAAGCGAACCATGCTGGTGCTCCAGCGTAGCAATGCTCTGCCTAAGATACCAAAAGATCTAGTCCGGCCACAGGTAGTGGCTGGCATTAATGCTATTGGCCGCGGCCAAGACTTCCAATCATTGTCTATGTTCTTACAGACTATTGCTCAGACCATGGGTCCCGAAGCAATACAACAGTATGTTGATGGCAATGAATATATTATGAGACTTGCTGCGGCACAGGGCATTGACGTTCTAAACCTTATCAAGACCAAGCAACAACTTGAGCAAGAGAAGCAACAGAACATGGAGATGCAGACGAAACTCGAACTCACTAAACAAGAGGGACAGTTTGCAAGCGCTCCAATGAATGACCCTAGCAAAAACCCCGCCCTTAATGAACAGCTAGAAAATGAATCAGCCAATGAAACGCCAGCCCAAGAAGCGGGTGGCACCTAAAACAAATCCAGAAGGTCCTGTTGTACAGGAAGAGAGGACACAAGAAATGAAAGAGGTTGGAGTCATGCGACTTCAACAACATAGTCCTTCACGTATTGGGCGAGAGCCTGAGTTTGTTGAGACTGTAGGTCTTGGTAACCTACGTGTCATCTCTGCTAATGGGTTGAAAGAATGAGTACGTCCGCTGAGATCTATTATGATCCCGCCCAAGGTGGCGCAGAACAACCTGAGTTCTCACAGGATGAACTCGATTCTATTAATGTTGGTGAAGCATTAGAGCAAGAAGATCAACGCCAGCTTGCTGGTAAGTATGCTAATGCTGAAGAACTAGAACGTGCATACCTCAGCCTCCAACAGAAGATGGGCGAACAGTCCGATGAGGAGGTAGAAGAGTATGATGATGAAGAGTATGATGAACCAGATGGTGATCCATCATACGATTTAGACCAAGAGGTCTATGATATTATCCAAGATGAGATCGATACGTATGGTGCTCTAACTGAAGAGACCATCGAAGCACTAGCTAACAATCTAGATGCTGACGAGTTGATCAAAGTCGGTATGGATATGAGTGCCACTGAGTTTCCTGATCTTGATCCGAGAGACATCAGTGACATTCAGAACTTTGTCGGTGGGGAGGAAGCGTATGCTGACCTCATCGGCTGGGCATCACAGAACATCAGTGAGCAATACATTGATGCCTTTGATGCTGTTGTAGATACAGCTAATGCTCCTGCCATCCAACTGATGGTAGCAGGACTGATGGCTACCTACAATGAGAACAATGGTTACGAGGGACGGATGCTCACAGGACGCGCTGCTCAGGACGTTGGCAGCGTGGTACCTTTCCGCTCCCAAGCTGAGGTTGTGGCAGCTATGTCTGACCCACGCTATGACAATGACCCTGCCTACCGTGCAGACATTATGCAACGTCTTGAAATCTCTAACACTTTTATTGAATAATGAAATTTATTGCTCTCCTCCCTGCTGCAGTCCTGATGGCTGCTCCTGCAATTGCTGGTCCCGTCTACTACAACCCCGAAGTTAAGTCTAGTTTCAAGGGTTATGACTATGGCAAGAGTGTCATTTATAATGACCTCGGTTTTGAGACCAAGCTCGGCAAGAGTAAGTTCTACCTGCAAGGTGGACCTGCTGTTGTTCTGCCTGATGGTGGTGATCAAACCACTGAGCTCCACGCTAAGTCTGGTCTGAAGTTTAAGGTCACTGAGAAGCTCTCCGGTTATGGTGAGATCTCTGCCCTTACCTCGGATAAGATGAACTTTAAAGAACCACTCTCCGTCGGCACTAAGGTCGGCTTCAAATATTTCTTCTGATCTATCATGAAAAAGCAAGGTTACAACGCACGCCTCGATGACTCCCTGGGTGCACGCAATGGCAAGAAGTCCCAGTCCATGAAGGCACGCCGTCATGAGTCTGAGGGTATGGAGAAAGCACTTGGCAAAGCTAAGTTCGCTGGTAACAAGTCCTCCTCCCAACGTAAGACTTCACGGGGACGCTGATGTCACAGCCTATGCCTCCTCAGCCTACTAAACAAGCTAGCAGTGCTGCCTTTCGGAGTGCTGCAGCTAAGGCAAAGATCCCTATCAAGGGTGACAAATCACGCAACCCTAATAAGGTACAAGGCTAATGCCTTTCAAGTCTGAGAAGCAGCGCCGCTACCTCTTCGCTAATGAGCCGGAGGTAGCCAAGCGTTGGACTGCTAAGTATGGCTCTAAGCCACAACCTCAAAACAAAACAAAACTTAAAGCTAAAAAGAAATGACCACCACCACCGAAGACGGAGGACGTTTTAACGTCTTTGCTAAGGAGCCTAAGATGTACATCGATGAAGGCAGTCTACCACATAGTGAAAAGGCAGAACGTCTCAATGGCCGCCTGGCAATGCTAGGAGTCATGGCGGCTATCGGTAGCTACGTAGTTACCGGACAATTGATTCCTGGCATCTACTAATAACGAACTACTAAATGACAGCTACTATCGCACTACCGAAGCGGTCCAATCTATGGGACCGTTACC